CGTAATACTACCAGTTCCAGAATCAATTGCAGCTGTAACAGCAGCATTAACTCCTCCTCCACCTGACACAGTTACAGCAGGAGCTGATGTGAAACCACTACCAGCATCAGTCAGAGTTGTAGAAGTAATACCTTGTGACCAGTTCCCATCTATTTCAAAATTATTAGTATTAGCTTGAAATGACATCGTGCCGTAATGACCTAAGTTAAGTTGATCATCAACATCAAACGCAGCTTTTTCAGCTGTAGTATTACAAAAACCAATAGGTATAGAGAATGAAGTTTTTTTAGTATTTGGATCATATGTAGATTGACCAGCAGGAACCTTGTAACTGTTATCTAAATGTATGGGGTAATCTGAACCGTCAGTAACATAATGACCTTCATCATCTAGTTTGATTGAGTATCTTAAAAGTTGATCTTTACCACCATTTTTTACTACTACAAATAAAGCATCATCGAGCATGCAATGATATCTTATTGCTCCTGTAAGTGTCCAAGTAAACCAAGCTTGTAAAGCTCTTTCATTACCACTAGTGAAATATCTGTAACCATACAATATAGATGTATCTTCTTCACTAAAAAAGATAATACTGTTTTCTCTAGAATTAGATACAAGTTTTAAATCCCTAGCAAATAGCTGAGATACAACTTTACTTTGTTCAATAACTTGTGGTTCACCTTCTCTAAGAAGTCTGGACATCTCAAAGAATCTGCTGTATTTATTAGCATTATCTAAAAATCCAATCGTTGTACCTAAAGAGATAGGATTAGTTTTTTCATTAAAGTTATAAGAAGCTAATGCATTGATTTTTACAGTTGAAGGATTTAATAAATCACTATCAGTAGTTAACATAAACTGCTGATTCTTTGTGAATATTAATAATCCTGCATTGATCTGTATTGCGTCATAAACAATAGCCGGCCACTCAGAACTACAAGATACATCAATGACATCAATGTTAGAAAAGGTAGTAGCAGTCTTTGCCCAGTAATTAAAGAAGTTTCCAGGACGAGACATAATAACGTTTTCGTTACTTAACATGCATAATCTATTTCTAAAGAAGATCATCTTGTTAATAGTGCTACCAACAAAGGAAGCTCTAGGGTTAGTCCCTTCTAAAGCATCTGTATCTCCACATTGAGCTTGTTCATAAGCAACATGATTTAAAATAAATTTTTCACCTGTATTACTTCTTTGTAATTGGATAGGCATTGTTGCAGGATCATATTCAATATTGACATCTGGTTTTGGACATTCTTCCCAAACACCTTTACCATCTAAATCACTATCTCCAAAAAACTTTAAGAAATAATCATCATCTTCTGATTGACTATTAGCAACTCTTACAACCATTCCATGCTTACATTGTTGAGGTAAATCATCTACGGTCAGCACCTCTCCTGAAACAACATTCATTAATTCAGTATTAGGTGTTGAAGCATTAAAAGCATTTTGATCTACTCCTCCAACAATATTTTTATTTCTTTTTACATATAAACCATTACCAATCTGAGAAACCTCTGAAAATACACCAGTAGCATCTAACTTAGTTTTTAAATCACCTAGGATTGCTGAAGCAGTTACTGTAGTTTTTGAATCAAATGGTGTAGGTTCTGGTCTAATAATTCCTTGAGCTGATCCACCAATAGTTCCCTGTACTTGGGTTGTACTAGTTTCTTCAATAGTTACCTTATATAGTGCGTCTTTCATAAAGACCATAAAATAATCACCTTTAGCCCATCCTTCACCACCAAATAAAAAATCATGGTTTGTGGAATATCTTGTGCGGTATTGAACACTACCTCCAGAACCAACAGGTGTAGATTGACCAGTTGTAGTTACACGGAATATAAGATTCTTTTTAGTAGCTCGTTCAGTACTGCTATATGCAGTTTCATCACTCTTATAAATAGTAGGTATATAATCATAATATTCAGTATTTGACTCAAGTACGGCAGTAGTAGATGTTGCTCCCTTAAGAGAGATAGGATTTTCATCTCTTAAAGTTTCTCCACCTGTTACATAAAAAATATTTGTGCCTACATTAGGTGCTCGGTCATCACCGTTCTCTCCTCCAGCATCATCATGATCATAATTACATCTACCTGTCCTGGCACCTCTATATTCTTGAGGAACTATTTTCCCGTCACTATATGCCACAGAATTTAAAGTTAAATTTTCTTCAGCACAATAATTACCACTATCTCTTGTTCTATCAACTCTAATTCTAGTAGCTGTAGTAATCGTAGTTTTAGTAGTATTATCAAATAAATTTAATGAATACTGTGCACCATATTTAATTTGATCTAACTCAATAAATATTTCATTATCACGTGCTGGTGATTTAGTACTAGACATTGATACTGTCTTAGTTCTATTTGTAAAAAACGTAGTGTCATTTACAGTTAGTGTTTGTATTTCTTCATCATTTGCATGTGCCAGATAACTTGTTAACTGAGAAGAAATACTTGAAGTATATTCAACAGGAACTGAGTCACCTGCTGAGAATAATCGTTTACCATAGCTACATGCTGTATTAGTAGCTGTAATACCTGTTGGTAAATTAATTCTAAATCTAGTTCCACTTCCTGTTATTAGAGTTACAGGATATTTGCCACTTGGATAACCAGCATCACTAAATGAAACATCTACATAATCACTAGTTGTTAAACCGTGAGCAGTTGATGTTTCAATTGTTAGATTTCCATTTGTACTATTGTAGGCATAAACTGTTGCTGTTTGATAAATATTTGGTTGCCATATTTCAGAACAGGACCACATGTTTACATCACCAGCACGGCTTATCTGTCCTATATATTGTTCTTGTTCGTCTCTGTAGTAGTGAAACCAACGCCCTTTTTCTACAGAATTAAGTGCAGCTGTTGAGTTATCACTTAAAGAAGCTATTAATTTTCCACCAGGACGTTTGGTTAAACCATGAGTTATATCGGGCAACACATTATCAGCCACATTAACCTGTCCAGGCACTTTTAATTCATCAGCTTGTTGTGATATCCCTCCAGTTAATGTTGGAATTTGTTGTGTAATACTTGCCATTATCTACTTAAGGATTTGTATGGTTGATAAGGTATATAGTGTGTTTCATCTGACCAACCAAAGAATGAGTAATCTCCCTGATTACAGTCATATTCCATGACAGCAGCTCTTGTCGTAGCTTCTTGTTGCTGTAAAAGTTTGTACGTTTCTGCGTTAGCTACTAATTGTGCAGCAGCTCTAGATGAAGCTTTTGCAACTATGTATCTTTGGAAAACTGAGGGTATATCTGTAAAGGTATATAAAAAAACAACGTCTAATAACAAAGGATCTGTGAATACAAATGTATGCTGAACTTTGTCGTATAGTTTCCCGTCACGTTTAACAACATCAATATCTTTATTGTTTTTGTCATAGACATCATATCGAAGATAGCTTGAAGGAATAATGAAATTACCATTAGAATCAGGAGTAACTTCTACATGATGTTCAGTATTAAAATGCCAACCTTCATTTAAAACATCTTTAATTGATTCTTCAAGAATATTGTAAACAAATGCTGTTTCTGGATTTGTAAAATTTAAAGTTGTAAGTGGAGATTGACCGATGGCTCCCAGTATAGAATTAACTGCGGATAGTTCGGTATCGGTTGCAACTGTAGAGGTAGCCATAATTAAAAAAAAGGGAGCCGAAGCTCCCATATAAATGTATAAATTAAAATGCAGATGGCTTAGTTGAAGTTCCTGCGAACAACTCAACTGAAGCAGCTGGATTTAAGTAGTCTGCACCCATTGCAAGACGACCAAGGATAACATCACCTTGATAAACAACAGACACGTCACCAGAAGTTACCTGTACTTGAGGACCAATTGCCTCAACAACACCAGCAGCTTCCTTTTGGAAGATTAATCCACAGCTATTAGCGAAAGCAGTTGCTCCACCATAGTTGTTACGTGCACCATAGTTGTTACCTGTAACAGCAGTACCAGCTTCAACTGATTCTGATACGAAGTCACCTGTGTTTCCTGGATCAACAGTAGCTAGGTCTGTAGAAGCACTTGCACCTGAAGAAGGAGCGTACTTAGTACCATATTTACTGAAGAATGGAATGTTCATTGACTTATAAATTTTGATGCCAGCAATCTCAACAATCCCTTGTCCAGACTGTAAAGATTGTCCTTGAACATCTCTGTTAACAAGTCCATTCTCACCAACTTGTTGTATAAGTGCGTAGTATTGACGTGGGTTTAAAACACCAACTCTGCCTTGTGTACTTACACCTTTTTCATCTAATGCAGCAGCTGCATCGTAGAAAGCATTAACTAGGTGTGTAGCACTATAAGCATCGTCAGCATCGGAACCGCCACCAACTTGTATTTGAGTACCGCCTGGCTCTTCGTAGTTAGACATACTTACTGGAGATGCTTTACGAGCACCACGAGTAATTGATCTGAAGATCATACGGTCATATTTTTGAGCTAGAGCATATCCAATCTTCTTAGATATTTCTCCTCTCAATTCATAATGAGCAAGTGTTTCATCAAGTTCATACACAAATGCTGAACTAATTAATAGGTCATCACATGTGATTGTCTTCTCTGCTACTGGAGGAGCTTTCTGGTCGTTACCAAGAATGCTATTGCCAGGTACATGGTACTCGGCTTTTGTGCGTCCAGTGTAGATGAACTGGAGACTCTTCCCATTTTTTAGAGTCCTTTTCATTACGAGATCCCTAGCAATTGTTTCATGCTGGAATCCTTTGAACATCTCGCCACTAAAGATTTTCAGGTACAAATCTCTATTATTTGTAGCGTTAGTTCCACCATTAATCCTACCTAGAAAAGTTTGTGATGCAGGATTATTTGTAGATTGTTGTGCCATTATTTTAACTAAAAATTAAGGGTATATATTGTCGTCACTAGATCTAGATTTGTTGCAGTCTTAATTGGTCTTACGTGAGACTGTCACGTTTCGTGGTCTATCCCACCGTCATGACGGCTGATTGGTATCCTCCTTGGAGGGCAAAAAGCCAAATTGAGTAGGGAGGACTTGAACCTCCCTGATCGCCTAACCGATTACTCTTGTGTAAGCA